GTCGAAGGCGCCGCCGCCCACCAAGAAAGAGGATGCCCGGATCAAGTTTGCCAAGGCTGGGCCCTGCATGGTCTGCCTGTTGCTGTGCACACGGAACCTGCTGCCGGCCCATCTGGTGGTCTATGGCTGTGATTACCACCACTGCAAGTCCGGAAACATCCGACGCGGACACGCCTTCGGTTTCGCGATGTGCCAGTGGCACCACGAACGAATCCCGCAGGAGCGTCGTTCCTTTGCGTGGATGAGCCGCGTTTACGGCTGGAGCCTGAAGGAGGGCTCCAGGACGTTCCACGAGCTGTACTGCTCGGATGACGAGCTGATCGCCCAGCAGACATTAGTCAATGAATTGAGGGAAGCGGCATGACCAGAATTTATGGGGAGCGGGCTGATCGCCTGCGCAAGTTGTTCGAGGCGGCGCCCGATGAGAAGTTCACGAACCAGGTGCTGTTTGAACGTATGGGCGCGGCATCGGTCGGACAGGCGGAAGAGCGGAAGAACATCCGCAACACCCTGCCGTCGCTGGTGCGCTGTGGCTTCCTGAAGAAGGTCGGGCTGGGCAGCGGCGCTACGTACCAGAGCACCGGCAAGGCGAAGAAGCGGCCCAAGGCGACCCCCGCCGAGCTGGCCGAACGGAAGTGCCCGCGCAACGCCCTCCGCAAGGCGCAGCATGCCGTCAGGACGCGCGCTGCCCGGGTAGAGCTGCAGGTGGCCAACACCCCGGTGCCGTTCAAGACACCTGCTGCGGTTCCCGGCGAGACCGTGGAGCAGTTCCTGGCGCGCGGCGGCCGGGTACAGCGGCTGGTTGCCAGCTGGGAGCATGCGGCATGACACACGGCGAGCTGGTGCTGGCGGCTGGCCGGTGGCTTCGGGGAACGGGCAGGTGCTCAGTAGTGCTGGAGGAATTATGTGCCGCCACCGGGAACGGCGAGAACCCCGACGCAATCGGCTGGTACTCCAGCCAGACGCTCCTGATCGAGTGCAAGGCAAGCCGTTCCGACTTCCTGGCCGACCGCAAGAAGTCGTTCCGGATGGAGCCGGCGCGCGGTATAGGCATGTATCGCTACTTCATGGCGCCGAAGGGCATGCTCCAGGCTGCCGAAATGCCCGACCGCTGGGGCCTGTTGGAGGTGTCGGGCCGCCGGGTCTTCCGGACGGTGGGTCACGAACCGGGTCAAGGCTACTGGATGCGTGAAGACCCGTGGTGCTTCACTCCGCGTGCGGCCGAAGACGAGGTCAGGATGCTGCTGTCGGCCATGCAGCGCATCAAGGTTCGCGTTGGGGCTACGGACTTTCACTCGATGTTGCACCAGAGGTTGATGCAGCAGGCGGCCGACCAATCCGCCAGACAAGCTGCACTCTCCGGCTGGGTCGAGGTGGCCAATGGCTGAGCGCGCGCTAGAGCTGGTGCTGCCCTGGCCGAGCAAGGACCTGTCGCCTAACGCGCGGGGGCATTGGCGTGATCGGTCCAAGGCTACGAAGGCCGCCCGGCAGACGGCGGTGGTCTTGGCCTTCGAGGCTGGCTGGCGCGACGCCTGGCTGCCGGAGGGCCGGTTGCACCTCTGGATTACCTTCCACCAGGCGCCCCGTAAGGTGCTGCCGGACGACGACAACCTGCTGCTGCGCTTCAAGGCGTACCGCGACGGTATAGCGCAGGTGCTGGGCATCGACGACAAGCGCTTCATCAGCCACCCGTTCGTCAGCAACGAACGCCGGCCCGGCGGGCAGGTGGTGGTGCGGATCACGGGTGGCCCTGCGTCGGCCGCCCGCCAAATTCATGAGGAGCAAGGCAATGCAGGTTGATACGTTCGGGGCCTACGTCCGCGCTGAGCTCGAGCACTGGGGCAGGGAGTTCGCCTTGCACCGCGACTGCGACTATCTGGGGCACCATTCCAAGAACCTGCTGGCCGTCCTGATCGAGCACAAGGGCGATATGCCGGGCAGGGCACAGGGATACAAGCCATTGGAATCGGACAGCCGGGCGCAGCTGATTGAGGACATCGTGTCCAGCATTTCCGGCGACAACGTGGCAATGGCGTGCTCACTGCGCGGATACCACTGCGGTATTGGCCGACGGAAGGTCGAGCGATTCGAAACTGCGATCATGCTAATGGCGAATTGCGGTCAGCGGCCAGTGTCGAGCCGACAGTATCTCAGCTTGGTGGAATTGGGTTTTCAGAGAGTGCGCGGCCGCCTTGAAGGACAAGCGTTGGCTGCGTGAATTGGAACGGGGAGACGGTTTGACATCTGCGGCGAAGCTGCATCGTCCGTCGCCTGCTTTGCCTTTTGAGCCCACTATGGATTAGGGCTGATGGGGCGCGTATAAAGGCCAGAGCAACGGAGCGAGGTGCACCATGCCGAGGAAGTACTGGAACGTCGTGACGTCAGGTGAGAGCTGGGCCGTAAGGGAGGAGGGTGGAGGGCTTCTCGGACAGTTCGGGACTACTTACCGAACCCAAGCGGAGGCACTGCAGGAGGCGCGCAGGCTGGCGCATCAGCACCACACTCGGACAGGAAGCCCAACCGGTGTACGGCTCCAAGGTGCGGATAGCCGTTGGCGGCAGGAATTCACCTACGGCAATGATCCCTTTCCACCGAGAGGCTAGTTGCAGATTCCGTCCCATTCTGGCGGAGACCGGTACTTACCTTAGGGCAAGGCCAGTAACAAGGTTCTCCCAGAGCGGCCTCTTGGGGATCGTGGGCGATCTCGGCGTCGGGGGCTAGCGGAGTGTCGGTTGTACTGGTGCACGCGGGGTGAGATTATTGCTGAATTCTCAAGGAGGGGGTCGATGGCAGCGTACGTCAAGCATCGTTTCAAGGGGGACTTTGTCATTGATGAGACGCAGCTCAGGCGAGTCAACGAGATGGTCGCTCAACGTTTGGCAACGCTGGGCGTTCCGGCAGCTACCATCACCGTGCATCGCATGGACTCGTTTACGTTCTCTTCGCAGAACATCGACGAAGTTTGTGCAGAGGAGAACAGTCCCGCTTTGGCCATTCGCTCGATCTCTTTCGACGTTAGAGCCGACGATTTTGGACTTCATCTGGTGATGGACGGGAAAGAGGGAGTTAACCTTGATATTGAAGGCGCGGATCGCGATGGCGTGTTGCTGATGTTCAGTGATTTGCGCAGCTACTTTGAGAAAGAGGTAATGCGCTGGAAGTGGATTGACAGACAGAACATCCGCTTCCAAATACTTTTCCCGCTGATGTTCGCCACTGCTGTGATGTTCGGATTGCTTGGAACGATGATCTGGACAATGTCTCGGGTGGATGGGCTCGATGCGGCTCTGAAAAGCACCGATTTGGCAGAGAAGCTGAACTATCTCATCTCCAAGAGGGAGACGGCGAGGGGCGCAATGTGGCCGCTGATGATTGCCATCGCACTCTTCCTCTCAATGGCATTTGGCGCTCCGACTAAGATTTTTCGCTTCTTGTATCCCGGGAACATGTTTCTTCTTGGGCGGAACGTGCAGTGGTTTGAAACCCGTTCAAAGCTTCGCGGAAACCTGTTCTGGTCTGTACTGGTCGCCGCAGTCATAGGAGTGCTGACTACCCTGGCACTCAAGACAGTTTCTGCGTAAAGCTATTGACAGGTGCACACCTCTAGCCTAGAGTTTCAGGCATGATGACATAGAAGCCTCCGGTTCCGGCCGGGGGCTTTTTCTTTGCCCGTTTCCCAGACCGGATCAACCCTTGCGCCCAGCCGGCGTCGGAGCGGGCGCCTTACACCGAGAAGACCATGGCACGCATCATTCCCCAACAAGCAGGCGGCGTGAACGTTGTGGCGTTCCTGGACATGCTGGCTTGGTCCGAGGGCACCGACAACGGCAAGCAGCCCACCAAGGATCACGGCTATGACGTGATCGTGGGAGGAAACCTGTTCACCGGCTATGCCGACCACCCGCGCGAGCTGGTGTCGCTGCCACGGCTGGGCATCAAGTCGACGGCGGCTGGTCGCTACCAGCTGCTGGCGCGCTACTACGACGCCTATCGTCGGCTGCTCGGGCTGAAGGATTTTTCGCCCCTGAGTCAGGACATGATCGCTATTCAGCAAATCAGGGAGCGGCGGGCGCTGGAGCTGATCAAGGCCGGCCAAGTGGTCAAGGCGATCAGCTTCGTCCGCAATATCTGGGCGAGCCTTCCAGGCGCTGGCTACGGCCAGCCCGAGCGGAAGCTGGAAGACCTGCTGGCGGCCTACCGCAAAGCCGGTGGCGTGGTCGTGTCATGACCGAGGAAACAGTCCCGTGGTGGATGGCCGGCGGTGTCGCCGCGTTCTGGGTGGCACGGGAAACCTGGGGGGCGCTGCTGTCCCGCCGCAAGGAGCGAACCGAGACGGACGCCAACGTCGACCTGCTGAACGGGTTGGTGCAGCGGGTGAAGTCGCTGGAGGAATCGCAAGCAGCGACCACGTTGCAGTTGGCTGAAGAAATCAAACTGCGCATGACTGCGCAGGAAGAAGCCCACCGACTGAGGCTGCGGGTAATGTCCTTGGAGTCGGCCATGCGCCAGGTGGGCGCGGTGATACCACCGGAGATGCCGTGATGATCCGTCTTTACGCCTTGCTCGCGGCCGCGGCATTGGCCTTGTCCTTCTGGGCGGGCTGGTCGTGGCGCGGTGATCGCGCCGAGGGCGCCCAAGCCCTGCAGAAGGCGAGCGCCAGTGTCGCCCAGGTAGACCAAGTCAACGAGACCCGCGCCACTGAACACCACCAGGCCGACACCATGGCCATCATCGGAGCGAAGCATGAAGAAGACCGCGCTGCGGCCCCGGCCGTCGCTGATGCTGTTGTTGCTGACCTTCGCTCTGGTGCTATCCGCCTGCGCCACGACCTCGCCGCGTGCCACACCGACCTCCTGTCCCAGACCGCAGCCGGCACCCTCGAACGTGATGCGGCAACCGAGCGCCGAGAAGAGTTTGCGAGCCGAGTTGTTCGAATCGGCCGCCACGCTGACGATCAGCTCCGCGCCTGCCAAGCCGTCATCGCCGCAGACCGCAATCAATGACTGAGCCTGTTTGCGAGCGATTGGTGGCAGCCGTAGAGGCTCAGCAGGCGACTATCGTGGAACAGGGGCGGCAGATCGCCCGGCAGGCAGAGCAGATCGGGTTGCTAGTTCAATCGGTAGCGATGCTACTAGGTGAAGAGCTCGGCACTCCTGTTTCGGATGATGAAGAGCCCACGCGCCTGGACATGGACGGGAACCCGTACTGATGCCAGCTCGGGCGCCGAAGCACCGGCCGCATAGTGGTCAGGTAAGGCAGCATGCCCCTCCTGCGCGAGATCGGCAGGCCGAGCGTGCTCTGGCAACCAATTCGACCTACTGGCTGCGGCTTCGCGCCCAGGTGTTGAACCAGTCGCCGCTCTGCGTTACCTGCCTCGCTGAAGGCAGGACCCGAGCGGCAAGCCACGTCGATCATATCGACGCCGATACCAGCAACAACGACCTTGCGAATCTGCAGGGACTCTGCAGGCCTTGCCACAGCGCGAAGACGGCGCGAGAGGATGGCGGCTTTGGGAACCGGCGCGGACGCACACGGAATTGGACCTCCGGTGGGACAAAGGGGCAGGGGTGGGTCGAAAGTTGAACCCGTCCCGCTTCCGATACGTGCGCCCCTCTGTTTATTTGCACCGTCAGTTGAGAAAAACCGTTTTTTCGCGTGCGGCCATCCCGCCCTTGGAACAGTCATGGCAAACCCCCGCAAACCCACATCGCTGAAGGTGGTTGCCGGGACGGATCGCCCCGACCGGGACGCGCCAGCGGAGGTCGCCGATCTCCCATTGGTTTCAGAGGTTCCGCCCGCTCCGGATTGGCTTCCCAACGCGCACGCCATCAAGGAATGGGACCGGCTGGCGCCGATTCTTCACGCAAACAGGCTCCTGACCGAGGCCGGCCTGTCGGCCCTCGGCCAGCTGTGCGCCCTGCACGGGAAGACGGTCCAGCTCTACGCTGCCGGGGAGACGCCGGTTGCCTCGATGGTGGCCCAGGTACGCGGCCTCATGAACGACTTCGGCCTGACCCCGGTAGCCCAGGGAAAGGTGAGGCCTGCCGGTGACACCGAAAGGTCCGGCAACGCCTTTGCCAACAACGGGGCGAAGCGGAAGACCCGTGCGTGATTATGTCGGGATCGCCACGGCGTATGCCGAAGAGGCGGTAGCCGACAAGAAGGGAAAGAAGTTCGGAAAATGGATACGGCTCGCGGGAAAGCGGTTCCTAGCCGACCTCAAGCGCGCCAGCCGAAAGCGGCCGCCGTTCCTGTTCGACGAGTGGCATGCCTGCGATCCCTGTGACTTCATCGAGAAGCTGCCGCATGTGGAGGGCAAGTGGGCTCGGCCGGAGATCGAGCTGCACCGCTCGCACGTGTTCTTCGTGGTGCAGCTATTCGGGTTCCGCAACCTGGACGGAAGCCGCCGGTTCACATCGGCGCTGTTCGCGGTGGCGCGGAAGAACGCCAAGTCCACCTTGGCCGCGGCGATCCTGCTGTACTGCCAGTGCTGCGAAGAGGAAGAGGGCGCCCAGATCATCTCGGCCGCCACAACCGGCAGCCAGGCGCGAATCATCTTCAACGTCGCCAAGCGAATGACGGAAAAAACCCCGGACCTGCAGGAGGCCTTCGGGCTGGCCTGCTGGGCCAATGCCATCAGCCGTGTGGAGACTGGGGCGAGCTTCAAGCCCATCAATGCGAAGGCGAGCACGCAGGATGGCCTGAACCCATCGCACGTGGGCTTGGATGAGATCCACGCACACAAGTCAGCCGACCTGCTGAACGTGCTTACCTCCGCTGCGGGCGCGCGGAGCAACCCACTGTGGCTTTACACCACAACGGAGGGCTATACGAACCCGGGACCATGGGGGGAAATCCGACAGTTCGCCAAGCAGGTGCTCCAGGGCATCCTGGGTGAGTCGGCCGACCACTTCCTGGTGGTGTTCTTTGCGGTGGACGATGAGGACGACGAGTTCGACGAATCGGCGTGGCCCAAGGCCAATCCGCTGATGGACGCCAATCCGCACCTGTTGAAGGCGATCCGTAAGGAGGCCGTCGAGGCGCGGCAGATGCCGTCCAAGCTGGCCGAGTTCAAGATCAAGCGCCTCAACCGGCCGGCGTCGTCGGCGACTGGCTGGGTTGACCTGATGAAATGGCAGCGGTGCGGCGGCAAGGTCGATCTGGACTGGCTTGCTGGACACCCCTGCTGGGGCGCATTGGATCTGGCAAGTACGCTCGACCTCACATCCTGGCGGCTGGTCTGGAAGGTCGACGGGGTCTATTACACGTGGGGCCGACGCTTTGTCCCGTCGGATGCCATTCGCGCGCGTACCGAGCGCGGGGTCGTGCCTTATGCCGGCTGGGTGGCGGCGGGGCTGATCGAAGTCACAGAGGGCGAGGTCACAGACTACGCCGTGGTGGAGAGCCGCATCCGGGAGGACATCGAACGGTTCACTCCGCTGGCTATCGGGTACGACCGATGGAATGCCCAGGAGATCAGCCAGCGATTGCTTGCTGACGGCCACCCCCTGATCGAATTCAACCAGACCACCAAGAACTACCACCCGGCGATGCAGGAACTGGAAAGGGCCTACATCAGCAAGAGCATCCAACACGGAAACGACCCGGTCCTGAACTGGTGCGCTTCCAACCTGATCGCCGTGAAGGACGGGAACCTGAACATGAAACCTGACAAGAAGCGCTCGCCAGACAAGATCGACGATATGGCCACGCTGCTGATGGGTATCGGCCTGTCGATGCCAACAGGCGAAGACGAGGGTGACATGGACGGATTCCTCTCCGCGCCGATCAGGAGCCAAGCATGACGGCCGTGGCGCTGAAGCAACCCGGGCGAATCGCGACCGCTGTCCGAGCGTGGCTTGGCATCCCTCTTGCGCTCACCGATGAAGCGGGCTGGTCGGCGGTGACCGGTGCGCGCGGTCCTGCCTGGGTGTCAGTGACGCCCGAGACCGCGATGCAGGTCTCTGCCGTATGGGCTTGCGTACGGTTGATCTCCGAGACGATCGCCACGTTGCCGCTGGGCATGTACGAGCGCTCCGCCAGCGGGAAGCGCCCGGCCCCACAGCATCCACTGCACTTCGTGATTCGCGATCAACCCAATTCGGACTCGGCAGCGTCGGTGTATTGGGAGGCCACGGTCGCCGCGATGCTGCTGCGGGGAGCGGGGCGCGCGGAAAAACTGATGATCGGCGGCAGGGTCGTTGGCCTACAGTTCCTCAACCCGAACCGTCTGGCGGTTTCCCGGGGTTCGGATGGTAGGAAGGAGTGGCGGTACACGGAGGAAGACGGGCGGCAGCGAGTCATCCCGCGCGAACGGATCTGGGAAATTCCCGGCTTCACCCTCGACGGAAAGAATGGCGTTTCAGTTATCGCCTACGGCGCGCACGTGTTCGGGGGCGCTATCGCGGCCGATCGAGCGGCCGCCAGGACGTTCAGCAACGGCATGTTGCAGACCGTTTATTACAAGATCGCCGCCTTCTTGAAGCCCAATCAGCGTGACGAGTTTCGGCAGAACGTCCTGGGCTCTGTCGAACGTGGGGAAACACCGCTACTAGAGGGCGGCACCGATGTAGGGACCATCGGCATCAACCCTGCCGACTCGCAGCTACTGGAATCTCGCGGATTCAGCGTAGAGGAAGTCTGTCGCTGGTTCCGCGTGCCGCCGTGGATGGTAGGCCACACCGAGAAGTCGAGCAGTTGGGGCACCGGCATCGAGCAGCAGATGATCGGGTTCCTGACATTCACGCTGGCGCCCTGGCTCAAGCGGATCGAGCAGGCGATTGCGAAGGACCTGATGACGCCCTCAGACCGGGCGCGCTTCTATCCGAAGTTCTCGGTGGAGGGGCTGCTGCGCGCCGACAGCGCCGGCCGCGCAGCGTTTTACGCCGCCATGGTCAATAACGGCGTGCTGACACGCGATGAAGTGCGTGAACTCGAGGACCGGGAGCCGATGGGCGGCAACGCCGCAGTTTTGACGGTTCAGAGCGCCATGACCACGCTGGACAGCCTCGGGCAGGCGTCCGACGCAAATCAGGCCCGGGCCGCCATTCGTGCGTTCCTGGGCTTCCAAGACGAGCCACAGAAGGACTGAACAGATGACGATCAAGAAGCTGCCGGGAGCGCCGGAGGGCAGGGTGTGCGCGGGCGTCAGCAGCCAAATCCAGCCCCGTGCACTGGATCGATGGAACCCGGGCGTGCGCGCCGCGGCGAACGAAGAAGCTGATCGTTCGATCAGCGTGTACGACGTCATCGGCCAGGACTACTGGACCGGTGAGGGCGTCACCGCCAAGCGGATCGCCGGCGCGCTGCGTAGCTTGGGTAAGGGTCCTGTGGTCGTCAACGTCAACAGTCCCGGCGGCGACATGTTCGAGGGCCTGGCGATCTACAACCTGCTGCGGGAGCACGACGGCGAGGTGACCGTGAAGGTGCTGGGTCTGGCGGCTTCAGCGGCCTCCGTGATCGCCATGGCCGGCGACACCGTCCAGATCGCGCGAGCTGGCTTCCTGATGATCCACAACGCTTGGGTGGTCGCCGCCGGAAATCGCA